AAAATTGTAAGAATAGAAATGAAAGAAGAACGCGAAAAAGTGGAGGAAGAACGAGAGAAGCGTAATAAGGAATCGAAAGAAGAGAGAGATAAATTTATAAGTACGATGAACGAACAACAGCGATTGATGGATAGGCAAAATGACATGATGAAACAGCAACAACAATCAATTGACAGCTTGTCTAAATCAGTCGGAAAGTTAGCTCACAAAGTAGATTTGTTGGAACACAAAATAACGAAGTGAAGGATGATAGAAATGGAGTTTGGAAAAGAGTTACTAGTTTACATGACATTTTTAGTAGTTGTAACACCTGTGTTTGTTCAGGCGATTAAGAAGACGGAGTTAGTCCCGTCTAAGTGGCTTCCGACTGTTAGCATACTTATTGGTGCTATTCTGGGCGCATTAGCAACGTTTTTGGACGGCTCTGGATCGCTTGCAACGATGATTTGGGCAGGCGCTTTAGCAGGAGCTGGTGGTACTGGATTATTTGAACAATTTACTAATCGAAGCAAAAAATATGGAGAGGATGATAAATAATGACAAGTTATTATTATAGTAGAAGTTTGGCAAATGTAAATAAGTTAGCAGACAATACGAAAGCGGCAGCTAGAAAATTGCTAGATTGGTCTGAAAGCAACGGGATTGAAGTGTTAATCTACGAAACAATTAGAACGAAAGAACAACAAGCCGCAAATGTTGCTAGCGGAGCGTCTCAAACAATGCGCTCTTATCATTTAGTTGGACAAGCGCTAGATTTCGCCATGACGAAAGGTAAAACGGTCGATTGGGACGCTTATCGTTCAGACAAAGGCAAGAAATTCGTGGCAAAGGCCAAATCTTTAGGTTTTGAGTGGGGTGGTGATTGGTCTGGATTTGTAGACAATCCGCACCTTCAATTTAATTTTAAAGGTTATGGAACTGACACTTTTGGAAAAGGAGCTAGTACTAGTAATTCTTCTAAACCGAGCGCAAATGCGAACACGAACAGTCTAGGATTAGTAGATTATATGAATTTAAACAAACTAGATTCAAGCTTTGCGAATCGCAAAAAACTAGCGACAAGTTACGGAATTAAAAATTACAGTGGAACAGCAACGCAGAACACAACATTATTAGCGAAGTTAAAAGCAGGAAAACTACACACACCAGCAAGCAAAAACACATACTACACAGAAAACCCAGGAAAAGTTAAAACACTAGTACAGTGTGATCTATACAATTCAGTAGACTTTACTGAGAAGCATAAAACCGGTGGAACATATCCGGCTGGCACAATCTTCACGATTTCGGGGATGGGGAAAACGAAAGGCGGGACACCTCGCTTGAAGACGAAGAGCGGTTACTATCTCACAGCCAACACAAAGTTTGTTAAAAAGATTTAGTTTGTTGCCCTCGCTTCTTGCGGGGTTTTTTTTATTTAAGGATACTTTTGCGATACTTTAAAAGCTAATAAATAAGCTAAAATGAATATGACATCATTTTGTAGCTGTTAAGCGCTGTTAAGCACGTATAAAAGCATTTAAAAGCTGTTTAAAGTGATTTGAATTTAAAAAAAATGTTTACTTTTAAGCTAAATGTGTATAATATATATTGTAAGGACTTAAAACTTGGAGGGATGAAAATGGCAACTACAACTATAAAAAATACAGCCTTTTCGTTTAATAACCAAAAAGAATATAGCGAATTCATGAGTAGAATTGATAGGAAAGCAACAACTCTTAATAGTAATGTTAGGAAGACTAAACACAACCTTAAAGCCATCAAAGAGATAAAAATAGATGGTGAAACATATAAAGTTTAATGGAATTAAATGTAGAGATAAAGAGTATCTCAGGACTAACAGATACGGAAAGACAAGAAGTAATGAAATTTTCGTGTGGAAATACTGATATTGATCTATATTTACATGAGGATGCTCTCGAAGATTATATTTGTAATTTAACCCGTACGTTTGTACTTTTTATTGAAGGTACAGTTGCAGGATATTTTACATTAACATCTGATAGAGCGTTAATTACCAGAAAATCTGCACTTTCCCGGAAATTACCAAGTCATCCACACTTTACAGTTCATCGCGACTCTATTCCCGCCTTACAAATACACCATTTTGCGATTGGGGAACCTCATCAAAATAAGGGGAATGGTGTTATATTAATGAACTATTTAATAACCTTTATAAAGATTAAAATTTTACCAAATGTAGGCGCTACTTTGTTAACTGTGTATTCGCTCAAGGAAGCCGTTGGATTTTATAAAAAAATAGGTTTTGAAAAAACTGGCTGCCATTCGGATGTTAATGTTAATATGGCACTAGTAATAAGTGAAGTACTAGACGATTAAAATTAATAAAATCCTAACCGCCCTAACGTTGAGGTTAGGGCTTTTTTTATGCAAAAAAACACGCTAAACATAAGCTTAGCGTAATTGTTATATCAATTCATTTTATCTAAAATCGGTTTAAAGTATTTATCTTCCGCATCTCTACGTGCTTTTATGGCATCATCTTTCTTTTCAAATCTGCCTAAAAAATGTAATTTTTTTTGAAAGGTAATAGAAGCTTCCCATTTATTTCTTTTCTCATCCCAACGCACGCCTTTTATCCCACTCTTGTTTCTTGCTGATAGGCTTCTAGTTAAAGCTGATTTCATAGTGCCATCGACTGCGTCTACTTCTAGTTTTCTTTTAAGGGCGTTTTTCTGTGCTGTTTCTGTCCTTAAATTTTTTTCAGCATATTCACGCCCATTTTCTTTAGCTAAACAACCGCAAGATTGAACATGACCTCGTTTTAAATGTTGAGCTAATACTTCTTTTTCATTGCCGCATACACAAACACATTCCCAAACCGCATTCCCATTTTCAGAACGAACAAACTCTTTAACTCTCAATCTTCCGAATTCCTTGCCTGTCAAGTCTATAATATGATTGTTCACTAGTGTCACTTCCTTTTAAACTTATCAAAGTAACTCATTTTTCTTCTCTTTTAACACGGTGATAGCATTTTCTAACGCTTTACAAACATCTTTTTTTATATTTACATGTTTTTCGTTTTCAAATCTATTGAACGTAAAAGGAAGTACTTCAATATTAGCAGACTCAAACTCTTTGATTAAGCAGTATAATTCGAATTCTTGTGCAGGAAATGAGAGTTTGTACTTGTCTAACAGGTGTTTAAATCCTGCAAGATCGTCAGAATTTTTTTCTATGTCTTCTAATTCAAACAAAACATCTGATACAGATAAACCCGAAATCAACGATAGCGAGCGTAGTATTGAAACAGTATATTTGTTTAACGGTTTTTCGTTCTGGTCTTTTAAAGTGTTTTGTGAGATACCAGTTAATTTGCTTAACTGATACCTCGTCAAATCATGCTTTTTTAAGAATTCATCTAATAATTTAATTGCCATTTAGTTTAATTCCTCTTTATCATAAGATCTTGTGTAAATTAAATCGTCTTCAAATATTTCGAAACCATCAAATTCAAAATCTTCCCCGTAATAAACCCCTGCATCACTAACATGTTTTTCAGGACAACGAAAATACTGAGTTGCTGCTTCCCGTGTGTTACGCTCAACGCTTGTGAATAGTAGTTCTTCGTTATTTGTTTTCGCGTTTTTAATCAATTCAATTACATCGTTTTTATACATAGTTTTGCTCATTTCTACCACATTCCTTTTCTATTTTATATTTTTACCATTCTTCTAATTTATTGCCTTCGTTATCGGATAGAACAAAATCACTTTCGTTTTCATAACATGTTTTTAGAAACTCTTCAAAACTAGTTTTTTCACTACTTTCAAAGTCTTTTTCCTCTTCTTGGACCTCTTCATAAAGAGCTTTCGCTTCGCGTTCCATTAACTCTTTATATTCCTTTTCAGTTAACAGTGTGTCAGTTCCTTCATTGTACCAATAAGTTTTTCCCATTTGTCATCCATCCTTTTCAATCGTTTTCTTTACTATATTCACATTATACTACGAATATACGTAGTAGTCAATAGTTTTATCAATTTTATTTTAAAATAAAAAAATACCCCGAAAAAATTCGAGGTTGCTGTTATGTTCAGATGTAAAAAACGGGATGTCAAACAGCTAATAGTTGAATGAAATAATGAACGAAAATCGTTCATGTGAATATTATTACATAGATTTTTATGTAATACAACACTTTTTTAACACTTGATTTCAAGAACGTTTGTTCGTATAATGTTAGCAAGAGGTGAAAAGCATGTATAATTTAATTGATGATATTTTAGAACATTCAATAGTATTAGCAGATGCTCTCAAACGCAATTGGTCAATAGAAGTACTGTTTTTAAAGAACAATCATCATGTGCGATACAAGTATGTCGTGCCTGTCCACATTGATAACGAAAAACATATTGTACAGCTTGAACGCTTTGATGAACGAATAATTGACATTAATATAGAAGATATTATTAGTTGTGAGATTATGTCATGAGAAAATATAGCTTTAATGATTTTAGATACATCTGCTATATTGAGGGAAAGAAGAACGCTGTTGAAAAGTTGTTCGCAGAGTTGCTTGAAATAAAAAAGTTAAAAGCTTTTTGTAGAAAAGTAGACAAGAAAGATATAGATTTAAAAACTATTTATCAAGAGTATTTATTTCAATGTAAAAACAAATAATATTTACAAACACATAAAACGTTTGTGGCAAAATTCGTGGCAAACACATTATAAATTGCTATATATCAACGTATATTAATCCCTCTCAGGACGTAA